CCAATCCCAATTTTATAATTTCTGCAGCTATTGCATTGATGTTTTTACTTACGTTAGATTACGTAATTATAACGGACGCTTACGTTGATTCTATAATGGAATTACCATTTTTAGAATACTTATTAACTTTTTCTTTTCTTGGTTTGATCCATTTAGTGATAATTACCATTTTTATAGACCATTTTATTAATTTACGTGGAAATTAATGCGGTTCACATCTATTTTGCATTGAAAACCTGCGGCACGTGTGATATTAATGTTTAAACCATAATGCTAATATCACATGACTAAAGTTATACCAGACGTTTCTTTAATTATAGGAGACATCCACTTATGTAGGCAAGGAGGCAACCTATTAACTTTCTATTATACTGAAAAGTTCTTTGAAGAACAGATAATTCCCGAAGCCAAAAGTTTGAATGATGATAATGTAAATTTTACTGTGATATTCATGGGAGACGTTTGGCATAGCGAATCTTTAATCAATACTTACATAGGCAGTAGATTTTCTAAGATTGTAGAAAAATTACTGTTATACGCTGATTCTATTATTTTCTTAGTTGGAAATCACGACACTTATAAAATTGATAGTAATTCCGATAACGGTCTTAATTTCTATAGGGGGTGGAACAACGTCAGTATTGTTGAAGAGGATGCTCGATTCACTACAGAATCTGGAGAAATAATTAATTTCTTGAGTTACGTTCATGATGAAAGTAAATTAATACAGTTGGTTAAAGACATGCCTGAAAATAGTTACTTATACATGCATAACGAAATACAAGGTTTCGTTTATAAGGGGAACGATTCATTGGGAGCTTTGACTCCATCCATGCTTAGTAAATTTAAAAGAGTTATAGATGGTCACATACATTCTTATCAGGACGTTGGTAATATAACAATTACTGGTTCTATTGAGCAAAACAATTTTGGGGAAAGGGATAATGAAAATTATTTTTTCATATTGAGGCATAAAAATAATGCAATGGACAGAATAATGAATGTCGTTTCTCCAAAATATAAGAAAGTAAATTGGACTAGCATTTCCACAACACCACCTGCTGAATTTGAACAATTGTATAAGAATTGTAGAGTTAAAATCTATTGTGAAAACGAACAACAGAAGCAAGATTGTTATGAACATGTTAAAGAGGTAAATGATTTATTATCTTTATCCATTGAACTTGTTCGAGTTAAAAAAGAATATGAAGAAGATGAATACGATGTAGAATTAAAGTCTTTAGATGAAGACATAGAAGACACCGCTGTTACCATGGTTACTGACATGAAAGGATCTGAATTCAATGGTTACTATGTAAGTGATGCTATAGCTGATGGAGTTATAGGGAAAATAAAAAACTATCATAAAAAATTGATTAAAAATGAATAATTTAAACTCTAGGGTGGGTAAAAAGTACCCTGCGGTTAAAACCACCACCCCACATTCTACTATTATTAATGGGGGTTGCCCTAACTGTGGTGGTAACGTTTCTGATGGCACTGGGACAGGTTGGATGTCTTGTAATGATTGTGATACACTGATATAGTAATGTTATGAAATTAATAAAAACGAAATTTAAAAATATGTTGTCCTTTGGTGGTGGCATAGAGCACACAATAGATTATATGAAGGTTGGCTTTCACCAAATTTATGGTGAAAATGGTCTTGGTAAAAGCAATTTTCACAGGTTATTATCTATTGGAATTTATTTCAATTATCCACATCAGGTTGGTAGTATGGTTAACGATAGAGAAAAGAATGGATATATAGAACATACTATTGATAGTAATAATCACCTTTGGGTCATTCATTCTTACTTCACAAAGACTAAGTTGGCGAGGATAACCATAACCAAAGATGGTGAAGATCAAGATTGGGGCAATCCTAGTAATGCACAAGGACTTATAACTGAAAACATAGTTTCTATACCAGAAAGCGTGTTCAATAATATCTTTTGTAGTTCTATCAACAACATTGGTAGTATAATAAAGATGAACGCTAAAGATAGTAGAGAAATCACTAACAATGTATTCGACCTTAATAACATAAATTTGGTGGCTAAGTTATTAGCTCCCGATTCGGCTGCTGTGAACGCTGAATACGTTTCACTCATTAATGATAAAGAAAAAATTGAAGAGGTTATACTGAATATCAATGAATCTTTAAAAGACCATAAGGCTGATAAAGAAAAAGAAAAGAAAGAAAAAATAAAAGCTAACAGGATAAAACTAGACGCTCAGAATTCTGAATTAAAAACGTTAGAATCTGAGTTGTCTACTCTAAATTTAAACTTAGGTGTTAGGAAGGATGCTTTGCAACTGCACGAAATGTTTGATAAGCAACTAAAGTTCCAGCATAATCTTGCTAGTAGTTTGAAAATTGAAAGTAGGCTAGCCGAAATCAAGCAACTTATTGAGGGTGAAGATGGAATTAACTATAAGCAAAAAATAGCCACACTTGATTCTTCAAAAGTTAGTTATGACAAGCATAGAAAAGACTTAACTAGCTTAGAAAAAGATTTGTCATTTTCTAAGATCGACCTTAAGAGTCAAGAAGAAGAAATATTGCATTGGAGAGACAAACGTGACAAGATTGAACAATATAAGGATTTCCTTTCCAGAATGAATTCTGTGATTAGTAATAAGAAAAAACTAAGCGTTGTAATTGGTCACATTAATAATCATAGAGAAAAAATTCTTACCAATGATGAAGATGAAAAGAAAGCTGATGAGCCCTTATCTATTTTACTAGAAGAAATAACTAAACTAGAAAATAAAATAAAATTTCTAAAAAATCCCACCTGTGCTGTATGTGATGCTGATTTTTCTAGTGAATCTAACGTTGAATTGTTAGAGGAGAGCAAAACAAAATTGGTTCAACTAAGCTCGGATAAGGCTGGTTTACAATTAATTTTATCAACTAGGAAAAATGATACTAGAGATAGAAATATTTCGATTAGAAAGCTGAAAGAACAGCAAAGTGAGTTAATAGGTGAGATTAAAAGGACTTCTAAAGAAAACCCATATGGGTTGAATATTAATTACAACACGTTTGAAGACATTTCTGAGATAACCAAGTGGAAGCCTACCTATTATTCTAAGCGAGAAGGTATAAATAAAGAGATACAAGAATTAGGAGCCAAAATTATTAAGAGTGGAACTAAGATAGCTGAATTGGAAGAGTCTATTAAAAAGCTAAACAACTCTATAGAATCTCTGGTGTTTGTGGCTAAACAACATGACGTTGATTACGACTCTTATGAAAAAACTGACAATGAGTACAATTACCTTGATTTACACGAAATTAAAGAAGATCTAAATAAAGAGGTAACAAAAATTTCTGCTGAATTAGCTGAGTTGCAGGTTAATATCAAGAATTATAACAATTCGGAAATTCCTGAAAAAATTTCTGATGTTGAAAGACCCAAGGATTCTGTTGAGGAAATAAACAAACACATTACATCTATAAAGGGGGAAATATCTGAAAAAGAACTTGCCATAAAAGAATTGGGTGAGGAAATTGCTGTCGTTAAATCTGAAATAGCTGAACTTAATAAAGAAGATGAGGATGATGCTTATGAGTCATTTCAGAAAAGATTAAATTTAAATGAATCTAAGAAGGAAGAGATTAAGGGTAAAATGTTAGTTAAATTAGATGACAAACTACAATTTGACATAATCAAACACTTGTATAGTGACGGTCATTTAAAGGCTGAGCTTATTAATAAAGTAGTTGGAGGTATTAATTCTTTGATTTCTAAAATCTGCTCTGAATATGAATTTGAGGTTTCAGCTGAATTCAATTCTAACTTTGAGTCTACCATTTATAAGTTTGGTGAGGAAATTCATTACGATCAGACTAGTACAGGGCAAAAGAAAATTTTGACTATAGTTAGCATTATTGCAATAATTACATATTATAAGCAAAAGTACCCTAGTATTAATTTTGTGTTTTTAGATGAAGCCCTATCGTCCTTAAGTAATGTTAATACTCATAAGATACTGAAAGCTGTAGAAGATTATTTAATAAATAAACTTAACATGAACGTTTTTATTACAAGCCATAGTTTTATTAGTAATCAGTTATTCATAGATTCATACTCCTTATCTGTTGATAAAAATTATACCACTATAAAATACGAATAGTATGTTATTAAGCGAAGCTGAAATCAGGGAAATTTCGGAAAAACACTCAAAGAATAAGGAAAGTGGTAAGATTATACCACAATTCTTCATACCCAAGTATCCTCTAGATCCAGATCTGTTTGATGATGTCACTCCCAATTTTGAATCTAATCTGAAATTAAAAGAACCAGAGGTAGTGGTAAAAGTAGACACACCAGAACCTAATAAAAAATCCACTAAATTAGACTCTGAAACAATCCATGGAAACCCTTTGTTATGAAAATAGAAATAGCTGATAAAAAGAACTTAAGGGTTGATTTCCTAGACCTCAATGAAAAGGTTAAATTTGAAAATCATTTTACTAGGGAGAAAAGAGATGCCAAGTTCAGAAAGTATATGAGTAAGGTTAAGTTCTACAAACCCAACTACAACATTCCTATTCAATTCTGGTACGAAATAAAGAGGCTGTGTATTATTGAGAAGTTACAATATGACTTTAAAGAAGAAGGAAAGTTGTTTAGGGGGGTAGATAAGGCTAGTTTAATAAAGTGGTGTGAAAAGCAAATAAAAGGCACTGAATACCAATACTATAAGATGGGGGATACTTATGAAACCGTTTTCCTAATGGTTAACAATAAGTATTGTAGAAGTGATCTTTCAGTGGCTTATGGTAAAACAGTCACCATTTATTTAGCCACCAAATACCTAATAGATCATGGTCTGGAAAAGAAAATTATGGTTACTACTTTTAAACCACAGTTATGTAATCAAATGATAGGAGAAATGATTGGGCTACACGTTGACGGTCAATTCCCAATATCTGTTTGGTTGTCTGGTAAAAAATCTAAAAACACTCCTATAGTTATAACCAATTGGCAATATGCCGTCAATTTAGACAAAAAATTCACTGACATGTTTACCATGTTAGTTCATGATGAATGTCATAAATCTGCGGCTCCATCGTATAAAAAATTGTATGAAGCCTGCACGAACATTTCTTCCACTATAGGATTAACTGGTTCTCTTTTAGAAGACAGAACAGCAGAAGATTTCAGCGTAATAGCTATGACTGGTCATACTGTAAAAACAGTTTCTAAAAGAGACGTTATATACCAAGGCAAAGCTTCTGATGGTGTTGTGTGTTTCATAGAATTAGATTACATGGACATTGGCACTAAAATAAGACTAGTTGAAGACAGATATAACCCTGAAATTAGTAAGTTAGTTAGTTTAGACAAGGAAAGGGATGCTATACAAATATTTGAATGGAGAATTAAATTGTTGTCTAAATTTAGTTTAATTAACCTGAAAAATAAAGGTAATGGGATGGTACTGTTTAAATCTGTGACTAGTGGTTACGCTAAGAGGTTTATAGAAAAACTAAAACAATACGACCCAGACAAGAAGTACTTCTATGTTGATGAAGACACTCCTGTAAGACTTAGACAGGAATTTGCTCAATACATGGAAAAAAATAATGACGTTATTATGGTGGGTACTTATGAAATTATAGGTACTGGAACGTCTATAAACAACTTACATTGGGGTCTTATGTTAGAACCAGTAAAAAGCTTTTTCATGGTGGAGCAATACTTGGGTAGGTTTATGAGAAAACATGTTAATAAAAAGGCATTTGTATTTTACGACATAGTTGATGATGGTAGAGTCGTATACGATGATAATGGTAGCAATAAAACTTCTTACAATTACTTCTATTCATGGTATTATTCTAGATTAAAACAATACAAGTCTCATGGTTTTAACATACAGCATCAAAAATTCAGTAAAGACGAGAAAACAAAAAGTAAAAACGATAACAATAAATTTAAATCATTATTATGAAAACTAAATTCATCATTGACATATCAGGCATAGCCTATCAAATCATAAACAGAATAACTGGCTATGGTGGTAAAAACATTAAAGACGTTGTACAGTCTGGCAGGTTATATCTGCAAGAAGAATCAGAGAGATTGAGGTTTTTAAGTGAATTACATGCAGAGATTTCTAAAATAGGTTCATTTTTTAATTTATTAGATGTTGATGAAGTATCATTTGCCTTTGACCCATTCAACAGCAAAAGCTTTAGGTACGACATATTTTCTGATTACAAGCAAACTTGGAGTAAAAAGAAACCTAAGTGTTATGATAGTGGGGTTATGGTAGAATTGCTACAACAATACCATGATGACTTGAAGAATAAAGGGTTCAAGGTCTTGGAGCGTAACAAGTTAGAAGCTGATGATATTATCTATGAGTACTGCAAACTTTACGATAAAGATTATTGTGTAGGGATAATTAGTATGGATGGTGATTTAAAGCAACTCTTAAGCAAAAACGTGTTTATGTTCAACAATTTAACCAATGAAGTCTTCATACCCAATAATTTCTATACGCTTGGATCCAAGAATGAAGAATTATTGGTGGATGAGTTGGTTGAAACTGATGAAACTGATGAAGTCGAAGATTTTTTCAGCACCAATCTAGAGGATGATGTGATGGATAGGGCGAACTCTAAATTTTTTGATAATGCTATCGTTGTAGACCCAGAAGAAATATTAATTGAGAAATTGTTGTGTGGTGATAAAACTGACAATATAACGTCTTTTTTCACCTATGAAACAAAAAATGGGATGAAGGAATTTGCTTTCACGGATAAAAGATATGCACAGTTGTTAGAAGAAGGTCACAAAATTACTAAAAATCATCTTTCTTACGCTAAAGATCATAAACCATTTGTTGGATTGTTGAGTTTGCTTTCTGAAACCGTAAAAAGACCATTAGACATAACTAGATTAGATGAATATAGAAAAAAATTGGAAACTAGATATAAGTTAATGGATTTATCTAAAGCAGGAGAACAACACAATTCTAGTCAAGAGGTCATATTAATGATCAAAAATTCCTCTTCTTCCAGAGATTTAGATTCAGTCAACTATGGCAACTCTCACGAATTTGAACAATATTAGCTATATGAATATTAGTAATGATAATACTATAGATAAGAGCAAAAAGCTTAGAACAATTTCTAACGCTGTTTTCGATCTAGTAAACTCTGGAAAATGTTACTTATACACTAGTAGATATAAATCTTCTAATAAAAAAGATACTTTAGCAATATTTAAAGAATTTGAAGAAGTTATGAAAAGTAAATTTTCTGAGGTTTTTTATTCTACAGAGTTTGCCAGAGTGGATAATATTTGGTGTTATAAAATAATTTTAAAATAATGGAGTTTACACAGTTTATGGATGCTATATGGGATAAAAGAACTTATTCCCAAGTACCTGATTCTGCAAAGAAGAAACATTTTTTTATATTGACTAGATTTATTGGTAATAAATACCCTACAGAGGCTAACAATATTAACAATGTGGTTGGGGTCAATAGAGATCATCTACCTTTTTTATGTGATTGGTGGCATAGATTTTTGGTTCAAAGGCACGTTAGAAAACCAGATTGGTTTTATTGGAAAACCAACTTAGCCGCAACCGATAAGACAGTATTATCCAAATTTAAAAAAGAAGAAATAACATCATGGATGAGGATAACTCAGACCAATAGCAAGCAATTAGACCAGCTTATGGAGTTGTGTCCTAAGGAACTAATAACCCAATTAGAGGTTCATAGAAAATCTATGGGTTATTTCTCTAGGAAGAAGCCCAAATAATTTTGATATGGATCATTATGCAACAGCAACTAGAAACCAAATTATATGAAACTAAAATTCACAGATACACTAAAACTTTCCTTGTACTATAATTGGGTCAGCAAGGAACTAAGAAATACTGCAAATGATGATACAAGGATAGATATCTTTAATTACGTTATTGGTATGGCTGAGGAAGCTGGGGAAGTCTTAAAGAGAGTAGATAGATTACCAGACCACCATTCTGCTTCTATAGACCCAAACGTTTTAGAGGAAATGGGTGATTACTTTTGGTATCATACCGCCCACTTTGTTTTATCCAATCCAGATAAGAATGAATATGATTATATAGGAGCTATAGTTAGTTATCTTGATGACTCTAAAGGTTATTTTGAAAAAAATGCTTGGGTTTGTGATCAACTTAAATTATTGGGAATGTACCGTAAGAATTTGTTCTCTGGTAAACAATTAGACCTAGATAAGATTGCTAAAATTAGTCAGACCTGTAACAATCATTACTTTTCATCATTAATATATTTAGGATTTAGCGTGACCGATATAATCTTAAATAACATGGATAAACTAAAGAAAAGGTATCCAGAAGGAAGAAAATCAAAATATTTAATTAGCTTAACTGAAAGAAAATGGGAATAAGTAAGTATAAAATAGAAAACATAAATGTTGAGAAGTTGTTTTTATTTTTTAAGAATAGCCACTATAATGGTGACCAAACTATAGACATAGTCCCAAGTAAATTTTATTGCAAAGCCTCTAATAACTCTAAAACAAACATATTGTATAGAGAAATAACTTTTGATTCTAGCGTTAAAGTTACTGGTAAAGAACCAGAACACATAAAATTTTTTATCCAAAATTATGACTTGTTAAATAAAGTTGTAGGTTTTATGCGTAGTGAAAGTGTATTAGACATGACTTTGTCCTATGAGGATGACATATGTAAAAAGATTACTTTTACCAACAGTAAAATCAACTACGACATATTCGCCAGTATGTTTGGATTAGCTGTTTATATAGAGGATGAAAAATGGAATAAAATTAAATCACCTCTTGACCCTGTGGTCAGTATTAACATAGGTATTGATACCATAAAGGAAATAAAAAACCTGCACAAACTATCTAAAAAAGACACTGAAAAACTTGATGTAATGCAGGTGTATTCTAGTGGTTCTAATATAATATTTAAACATGAGAGTGCTAATGGTGGTGTAGAATTTTCCTTTGACTCCGACAACGGTTTAACTAAGAATGAATTAAAGGGTAAGTGGGTGATGAATTTGGATTTATTTGGTAATATAGATGGTTATGCCGAATTCCTTTTTCAAATAAATACTAGTGGTGGTTTAATAGCCACTTACCTTACTAATGGTAATAATATCATAAATATTAATTCCCTCACAAATGCTTAAAGAATACGTAAAATTGGTGGGTGACAAGATACTTATTGAACAAGATTCTCCAGAGTCAGTTACCAATTCAGGGTTAAAGTTGCCAACCGACCCCAACCGCAATAACACTAAAGGTACGGTTTTATTGACCAATAATAATACTGATGGTGATTATTCCGTTGGAGACATTGTTTGCTATGTGAAGCATGGTGGTGTAGAAGTGGATATCAGGGGTAAAAGATACAAAGTGTTGCAGACTGATGAGGTGTTTTTTAAATACAATGATCAAGTAATAGAAGCTAAAAACAATTATGCTATAATAAAGCAGAACGATAAAGTAACTAAAACCAAAGGAAATATCAAATTTTCAAAAGGTGTTGAAAAGGAAAGAACTAGCGGTGTGATACTATCTATAAGTCCAAACAACTCTATGAAATTGTTAGAGCAAGACGAGGTAGTTTTTAGTAAATTTTCTGGGTTTTTTGTAACAATAAGAGGTGAACAATACTTGGTGATGGACTATAACGAAATACTATTAACAATTAACAAACATGAATAAAAAAGAAAAAAATTTAATATTTAACCCAGAGCTTAGATCAAGAATATTATCTGGCGCAGAGAAAATGTTTAAAAGTATATCTGTTACATTAGGTGGAGATGGTAGGTATGTTTTTATACAGATGTCTGATGGCACTTATAAAGTTACTAAGGACGGCGTTACTGTAGCTAAAGAAATTAATTTAGAAGATGATGTTGAGAATTTTGCTGCTTCTACAATATTGGATGCTTGTTTTCAAACCCTTAGAGAAGTTGGAGACGGTACTACCTCTACTGCAGTGCTTGCATATCACATGATAGAGAAAATTTTTGGCGATATGACAGACAATCAAGACGTTAATTTCAGGAAGTATTTGGTTGGCATGGAAATCGCTAAGAGCAGTGTTATAGACTCACTAAAGCAGTATCCTGAATATTTCAAGAACAATAATCAAGAGATTCCTAAAGAAGTTTTGGTGAATGTTGCCACTACTTCTAGTAACAATGATCAAGAGTTGGGTAAATTGATAGGGGGCATATTTCATAGAGTTGGAGTTGATGGCAATGTCAAGGTGGTATACAAAAATATCAAGGAGAATGACGTGAAATTTGTAGATGGTTACATATTAGAAGAGGGTCTGATAGCCAAAGAATTTACTACGGAATCTAGTAAGTGCGTTATGAAAGATCCTTTAATATTAATAACCAATAGAACTATAGATGATGTAGACACCATAACTCCAATAATGGACTTTTGTCATGGCATAGATCGACCATTGTTGGTTGTTGCTGGAGGATATTCTAGAGAAGTTACTCTAACAATGGCTAAAAACATGGATTCTTTAATTTGCTGTCCAATTAAAGCTATGAATGTTGGTGATAGAAAGAATTCATACTTAGAAGATTTGGCTGTAGTTACTGGAGGAATATTTATAAATGGAGAAAAGGATATGTTCTTAGAAAATGCATACCTACCAGAAGGCGGCAATTTTCTGAATGGCGATTTCGATTCTGATAAGATTATGGAACACCTTGGGTCTTGTGAATCTTTAGAGGTTGGTATAGAGACCACTTCTATATACCACAAGAACCATAAAGAAATAGCTGACCAAATAAAACTATTACAAGACATGATCCCAATGTTAGATAATGAAATTGCTAAGGAGTTTACTGAAAAGAGGATATCAAAGCTTATGGGTAAAGAAGCTGTAATAGAATTAGCTACTAGTACTAGAACAGAAATGTCATTTGACTTTGATAGAATAGATGATGCTCTAAGGTCAACCAAGAGTGCTTTAAAGAGTGGTATTAGCCCAGGTGGCGGAACTGCGTATATTAAAGCTGCTATAGATTTAGAATCAATAAAGTCAAACAACGTAGATAGAGACGTTCAATTAGGTATAGAATGCGTTAGAAAGTCATTGTACAGTATAATTGAGATATCTTTGTTAAATGGCAACTATACTATATCGGAAATTGAGGAAATAATTGGTCGTATATACTCTGCGATACATGATGGTGATATCTGGTTCGGCTATAACTCTGTCACTAAAGGATATGGTGACATGAAAAAATTAGGTGTATTAGAAAGCGGTGCATCATCTGGAGTTTGTTTCAGTAACGCCTTTTCTATATCTAAAATTCTTGCTAACACAGGTTGTGGAATAACTATAATACCACAATCATTAATTTAATGAAAAATGGACTTATCTGATAAAATAGACTCAATAAGAAAAGAATTTAGATTCAAGGGTGAATTACACAGCGTAAATGTAGAACTTACTGACAATGCTGTTTTATTCAGTTTAATAAAGCATTCTGATAACAAACAGGCTTGTTATGGGTCTGAAAACAATCCATTCGCTGCACAAGGTAATAAATTTGAAGAAACTCTTGATAAATTTATAAAATTATTAAGAAAATCTCAAATTTTTAATCAGTGAATCTAGACGACTTAATTGAAAACTTTAATCTATACCAGCGTATAATAGATGCTCTACAAGGAACTTGTAATAGTTTGGAAGATGGTATTAGAGACGGAGTTTTCAATTATTACTCCTATTTAGATATAGCGCAACCCGACGAAGAAAAATTAGAGGAGTTTGTTACTAATCTTGATAACAATACTGAATTTCATGATCACATGGGTAGTTATGTATTCTTATGTTACAACTGTGGCTGGTGGTGTGAAACTAGTGAATGCGCTGAAAATGATAGCGTAGAAGAAATCTGCACGGACTGTGAAGAAGAATAAAAAAACAGAACCTGATTGGTTTGAGCCATTAAATTTTGATCTTGTAGCCAAGAGGCTTGTTAATTCTAACAGATCTTTAGATAAAGTTTTAAATTCTGTGGGGGTTACTAATTACCCTAATTTGGAACAATACTATAAAGAAGAAATTTTTAAAATGGTATTCAAATGTGAGTTGTGCAACAAGTGGAATTATCTAGAACTATTATCCAACGTTCCACACGTCAAACTTTGCATTAGATGCTCTAAATAATAAAATTATTATGTATGGTAAATGTAGAACAATCCAAGAATAATTTAATCATATCATATTGGGATGAACATGGAGAACTTAAGGTAAGTAAAATAGCCTTGAAACAATCCGACATGTACAATTACGTTCACACCTCTCCTGATGATAGACAGGCTGATAGAAAATATACTTCCCAAGAGGGGAGACCAATTAAGAGAGTTCCTAGCAGCAGGCTGAACAAATATAGAAAAATAGAAATATTAAACACCCTACCAGACAATATCAAGAATAAGATATTTGCTCTAAACATGCCTAAGAAGACATTCGGTGATATAGAGGTTTATAGTAAGGACGAATTTCCAGAAGAAACAGAGGCTAAACACCCAATAGTGTCTAATTGTTGGTGTGATGAGAATGGAGAAATTTGGTTGCAGGGGCTAAAGCCTCTTAGCGAACTAGAGGTGGAAACGCTACAAAGAAGAGCTAACGCATATCTAAATGACCTTGAAGACGATTCTTTAAAAAAGAAGTATAAACTTAATTACTTGTATTATGAGAATGAAACCGCTATGTTGGATGATTACATTAGTAATTGGGCTAAAAAATTTCACATTATATTTGGTTGGAATTATCTAAAGTTTGACATAAGATATATAAGAAATAGGTGTAAAAAGTTGGGTGTGGACTATCTAAAGCTAAGCCCAACTAGGAGAACTTTTACTTGGAATCTTAGCGATAAGCACCAAAGAGATATCAAGCATGCTATAGAATTACCAATGCACAGACCAGTAATGGATTACATGAAGGTTTATGAGGAATTTGATAGATCTGTTAAGCTCAAAACCAACGTTAATTTAGATAGCGTGGCTAGCACCGTGCTCAAAACTAAGAAGATCGAATTCTCTGGTTCTCTAGCAGAATTGTATGACGAGGATTATATGAAGTTTTATCTATACGCAATTGTTGATCCAGTATTGGTGCAATTAATAGACCAAAAGCTTAAAACCTATGAGACTTTACTCACTCTGTCTAACGTGGGCAAGGTAGATCACTTTGATGGATTTCACGCTAGCGCAATTGCAAACACATTATTTTCTGATTACTACAGAACTGAAAGAAACCAAATGTTGGTTAAAGATTATGGAGAAATCAATAAAGGCAGTTATTCTGGTGGTTGGGTTAAGAAACCTATTCTTGGGTTGCATGACGATGTATTAATACATGATTTTACTTCCTTTTTTCCATCTGGTATGATGGCTTTTAATATGGGTGTTGATTCGCTACTCGGAAAGATAGACTCTAAATACATAAATACTTATTTAACCAAAAAAGGTAGAGAACACAATGAAATAATGGATCAACCAAAATTTGATGGTCTGATATATTACGATAAGTATGGAGCTAAGAAAATTCTAGATGATAACTGCATTATAAGCGCAAATGGACTAATCTATGATAAGAATAAGAATAGTAGTCTTAATGATCTTATATGGAAATTGTTTAGTAACAGGGTAAAAAACAAAAGAATGGCTGCAGATATTGATGCCGCTATTAATAAAGCTAAGAATGTAGGAAAATATGAAGAATTAGGAAAGTTAATGGTTGGTTGGGGTATATCAGAAAATATAATTAATGAAGATGATTTAGAAAAAATCATATCAGAATTAAAGTCTGCCCAGATAAACGCCAAAAATCTTTCTGATGCATTAAAAGTTATAATGAATAGCATGTATGGTGTAATTGGATACGCTGCATTCATTCTATATGATAAAGGAGTAGCAGAAAGTGTTACAACTCAAAGTAGATTGGTAATACAACATGCCATAAAGAAAACCAATTCCTATTTTAATGTTGGGTCTGAATTCAACTTTTGGAATGATATAGAAGGTCAAAAGAGAATGGGAATTCATGGTTTAATTAATCAGCTGGAAAAATCAGAGTCGGTAAAATTTGCTGCGCATGAACCAGTTAAATATGCAGATACTGATTCCATTATGACAAGCCTTAGTTGGTTATATGAATCTGTGGGTTGGAAAAAACTTATAGAAGATGGTAAGGTTGATATAGACGAATTAAAAAGTAGGTGCTATAGAATGAAAAGTGTCACACTAGAAGGGTACAAGTTTGACAAGGAAATATATTATAAGATATTGTTCTGCATAGCATTAGATGAATTCATGCTGCAACCAATGTTTGAGGAGATTTTTGTTAATTATTGTGAGAAGTATAATGCTCACCCTTTAATGCGAGATGGCAGTCCTAGTTATTCATTGGGATTAGAACAAATCAACAAAAATATACTATGGACTGGTAAGAAATATTACGTTAAAAATCCTATATGGGATGATGGTAAGGCTTTAATGCCAGAGGAAGAGATACAGGTTAAGGGATTACCCATTAACAAGAGTTCATTCCCAAAGTACGTTAGGGATAATCTAAAAAATATAATTACCGAAATCATGAGACAAGGTGAAAATATGAATTATTCTGATGTGGTAAAAATTGTTAAAAACGTTAGAGAAGGTTTCGAGTTAGCTGGTATAGAAAACGTATCTTTAGCAGAAAGACTGAACAAATACCACGCTTATTGTATAAACGATAAAGAGGATATAGTATTGATGAGTGGTTGTCCACAAAACGTTAGAGCGGCAGCCTCATATAACCATGTTAGACAAAAAGAGGAAAATCATAAATACTATAGTCATTACAAACCCATAAAGGATGGAACTAAAATACAAATGTTTATTACTAAAGACACTAATTTACAGGTGTTCGGTTTTCTCTCTGGAGAATATCCTATGGAGATAGCTCCAGACATAGATTGGGACAAACAATTTGATAAGGTAATTTTATCTCCTCTCAATTTGGTGTTTGAAGCTCTACAGGTTGAAAAACTGGACAATAATTTATTGTCTTTTACTCCATTACTCTAATACAAAAAAGCCGACCATTGGTCGGCTTTTATATGATTTAAAATTTATTAAGTCATTATACTGCTGTAAATGCTCCTACAGACACTCCACCACCACTTCTACTTAAGTTTATTCTAGTAATAAATCTATCAGTAACTTCTGGAATTGTAACCACTAAATCTACTATAGCAGCCCCAGAATTAATAACCCAATCAGGATTATTTTTTCTATCAAATATAACATCAAATGAAACTATGGCTCTAGAAGCATCTCTCATATTCTCTAAGTAATTGTTTAAAGAGGTCTCTACTAGGGTTCTATTTGTTTCATCTGTGAAAATTCCTGATTTAAATTCAAAACTAGACAATATATTCTCTATGTCAATCTCCAGAGTTATTAATATATCTCTAGCATGGACGTGATTTAATATGCTGCTAAATTTTTGATAACCTGTAGAGTTACCGTATATTAATATTCTACCATTCTTTCTATAGATAGGGTTTACTCCAAGTTCCTTTAATGCCCCCCTATCACCCTTATCTAAGTGTATTTCTGGTCTTGACAAACCATCTGCAATTAATTCCCCAGCATCATTAGCGACTGCTATGAAAGGAGTATTATTGTTCCACTTTCTCATAAATGCGTTTCCACACAATGGTGCAGGAGGCATATTAAACTCTTCACCTGAATCTTCTCTTAGAATCTGATTAGGAAAAAACCACGCTCCAAAACTAGCCCCATCAGCTTCACTAGGCAAAGAAAATAGGAACGAAGGATTTGCAGAGACATTTCCACCATCTCTAATATATTCAATGCTAAGTGGTTGTAATGGATTGGTAGGAGTAGGAGCATCACTAAACATTGGATCGCTGCTATTTCTAAATTCATTAACACTAGGCATATTCAATAAAGCCATAGCTTTTTGCCTATCTTTTACCAATTTTGTTAAATTTCTTTTACTGAATGGTTCTAGACCTTGATTGAAGGTATCTATTAAATACCTCCATGACACGAAGTCTGGGTCAATTAAAGCTTTAGAAATATTACCTTCTGTCATAACAGAATAGATTTCTTTCATTCTTTCGGTAGTACCATTAGGAACATGAACGTCTCTAACTCTGAAACCCTCCATATAAGCTAGGTTGTAATTGTCATACAAGTTTTCTAACTTGTTAAACCAATTTACCGTGACAGTACTTAAGTCTGTAGATATGTTCTGCTTATACGGCAATTCAGTTTCTACTAATAAGTCACTACCTTCTTTTTTAATAGAAGATATTCTGACCAATACCTCTTCACCAGAAGTATTAGTTCCAACTATCAAGTTATTGACCGTAAGGAAATTTTGAGCAGATGGAATTTTAAAGATTTTGTCAGTTATGACATCAACTTCAATGTTACCAAAACCACTATTACTAGCTGATCTAAAAACTATACCACTGTTTACTACGAACCCAAATTGATCAACCGAACTTCCAAAAGTTGGTATTACTGATTCTATTGTAGCCAATTCTGCATCAGAATAAACTGAAACTTTGACTCCTTTAGAAAGGTTAGTTGGATCGTAATAATCTTCTAATTTTAAGTAGAATGTTGCAGAAACTGTCTCCAATATAGCACCAGAAGTTATTTTGCCGCTCTTAAAATCTTCATAAAGTTTACTGTCTACTCCAGCTATATAAAATTCTTCTGCCAGAGTGTTGTCTATAGTAAATTTATTGTAAGAAAGGTAATAACTGACTTCACCACCCACGTTCAACAAGTCTACGAAAGAACCACTATTTGGTGTTTCCTTACTTTTAGATTCATTAGTTAATTCTATGGTAACAGAATTCTCCGTTTTCATTATTTTTGTTACGTACAAGTGTGGAAATATGGTAAGAGCATCGCCTATTCCTGCGTTTTCACCAGCAGCTGTTATTTGACCAACAAACGTCATTCCTTCGTACAATGCACCAGCAAAGTCTTCAAAGTCAGGATTAGCATCTGATACATTTAATAATGTTCTCTTAGACAAATTAGATATTGTAACCCCCACTGAACTGTCTAAAGTTAATGCTACTGGTTCAATATTTTCATCATATACATTGTCTACGTTAAGCCTTTTCTTATAAGATAAGAAATCTGTTTCTATGTATGGGTTTGCTATTAATGTGTGTCCAACCAAATCAAAGGATTTGACATTGGTATTGGTTTCAAATTTGTCAAGTTCTTTATAGTCTACAGCGCACAGTAAGCCGCTACTAGCAGTTTGATTGTTTATAATTTCTTGAATACTTTGGTTTGATCCTCTTTTATCTAAGAAATTAGGTATCAAACTACCTGTAAAGAAATTCAAAACTGTAACGTTAGAATTAGACAAGAATTGATCTAATTTTTCTATAATCAAGCCATTGTCATCAAAGTACTCTGCAAATGTAACATCATTCTTTAGCTTTTGGTAATTAGTAAAATTACCTGCTACAGCTATAACATCAACAAAATAGTCTCCAATTAAATCATCAGGCTTTATAAAAGACGGTATTTCTGAGGCTTCTTCATACCAGTCTTTAGCTGTTATGTTGAATCCTTTTACATTACTCTTTCTAATAATTATACTTAGGTTTCTCTTCCCTAAGTTAACAATATTTAATATTTGATTTTGGTCTACAATATCTCTAGTTGCTAATAAATATTCTGGTGATGCTGACCAAAAACGCTCTTTGTTGTAAAAAGATGCTAATAATTTTTTCCTGTCGTTAGATGAATTGGTGTCTGATGGTGCTGTTGCAAAACTAGCATATTTCACAGTATCAGCATTATCTGTAGGCACTCCGTTTTCATCTACTTCATCGACGGTTTTTAATAGGTTTAACGCTAGAACGCTTCCCTCTTCTAAAGATTGATCTATAGCTCTGTGAAACCAAGAGCCCTGTCTCTCTAATGTCTTGTCTATACTACCATATAATCTAGTGGCAGTCTCTTTATCCCCTCTTTCTATAAAGAATGGAGCGTTCCAATTTCCAGCTGCTGAAAATCCAGGAATCAATCTAACTATGCCAGAGGCAGCAGCTATTGGAGTTTTAGTACTATCAACTATTACTGTGTATTGTCCAGCTGCTAAGAATTTAGTTCTTAGATCGTTTAATGTTATCAAACCTTTTTGCATCTCTTAATATGATAAATAATTACACCTTATTTATTTACTTGCAAAAATATGATTACATGGTTATTCGAGGAAATAGCTGTAATCTACACCATCAATAGTCCTGGTTCTAACAGCACTGACTCTGTCAATTTCATATTTACATAACTTATGTCATACTCTATCCAATAATTAAGGTATTGGGAGTCTCTAAGTTTTAATCCCTTCATATAGAATTTTAGATCCGCTTTGGATGAGGGGGGTTGTATTAGCCCTATTATTACATCTACTTTGTGTGATATACCCTTACTTTCACTAAGGTTATTTAAATCTATGTCAGTTGCTTCTTTACTAATTTCTTTGTCTTGGTGGGCTGATACTACTGAATAGTCATTTAATATTCCGTTGGAAGTTAAATCTTGGCTATTTTGTTTATGGTACATATAAACTTCAAATGGAGTTCCTTGACCAGTTCCATGATCATTACCTAGTTCTCCAAAGTAATCTATTACAAGGCTATTTATTTTTATTCCTTTTTCTTTTTCTTCACTCAACACCCAAGCATCCAATTCTCTAGGAGTAGCCTTATGAAATTGTTTTAGTAACAGCTCCCCTACAGGTTTACCTGTAGGGTTAGATTTTCTATACCTATCTAACATCTCCTGAACTTTTTCTATTTCTGTGACAAACTTATCATACTTGTTTATGTCTTGTTTCAATACGTTAGCACCTCCTCTTGCAGCAATAGCATATTCAGCCATTTCTAAAGAAGCCAAGCACACGTTGCTACCATTAATAGCTAGCCCTATAGCAACGTTTATTAGAACTATTGACTTTCCAATATTAGTGGCTCCAATAAACAAATAGGTTTGACCAGCAATTAAACCGCCGTACTTAGAGCATACTAGGTCTAAATATGGGAATCCTGTTTTTTGCACTTCATCGTCTTTAGGTTGCACGTGGGTGTCTGCATCCCAAAAACTTTTTGAAGATTCCGTATCAAACATCATAGAGTTGCCTCTATAAAAGATTTGCATAGAGTTGTTTATTACGTCATCTGCGTTGTCCATGTCGATTTTTTGACTCTTAACGTAAGTTAAAGCTTCGTCTACAGAATGTTCGAAATTTTTCCATTTAACCCAAGCCATAAAAGACTTAGAAATGTATTCTTCATTGTATTTAGAATAGCTAGTACTAAGAACGTTGTTTATGTTTGCCATAAACAATTTTTTTAGTTGGTCATGGTCTTCTGTAGTACTAGTTTCAAATTGGCACAACTCTCTGTTGTTGTCAACTATTTCAGAAATTTGTTCTGTTGATGGGTTGTCAAAATCGAATGGAATTTTCCCATATTTTTTATGAAATGCGGTAGTTATCCTAAATAATCTGGCTATGTATGGGTGTATGAAATATTCTTCTTTTATAAACTTTAATAGTTCATTCTTTTTACAGGCGTGAAGATAAACTATTATCTCAAACCCAGTTCCTACTTTTTGCATATTATTCTTTAAGTTTAGTGGTCAAACATACCACTCTTATCTACGTTTATTTCAGAAAAATTGACCATTTTGCCGTGCCTAAAATCCTTGTGTTTCATTTTATCCATGCTTTTAATAATACCATTTCTAGCAACGCTTGTAGCCCAATTGAAGGCTGGTGGCGGCTTTACAAATGGAGAAGTAGTTACTCCGTTTTCCATTTTTTTTGGATATTTAAACAGTGGTTTTTTTATGATAGTGTAAAATGATACTGAACCAAAAACACCAACAGGATTAATGTTGTCTACAAAGGTAATTTTCATGCTAACCTTATGCAATGAACCAGTTAATTTTTTATCTGTTGCTAGTTCTATGAGACTTTTTAAATTCTCTAAACTCTTGTTCTGTTTTAATTCTATTTTAAAGTGTTCTTTTGTAGTAGGTTTAATTTTTGCAATAGCTGTTATTGCTCCATAATTGGGTAATTCAATAACTAATTTTTCGTTGTCTTTAAAATTCCTTAATAACTTTAGTTTAAATACTGGTTTCCATTTATATCCTCTCCAATTACTAGCAAAATCAGCAACTGCTGTGTCTACCGCATCTTCTCTTTCTTGGTAGTACTTAAAATAATAAGTTACGCTTAAACTTTTTGCTATTAACCTAAAAAAATGAATGCTTTTTTCAGTAAGCTTATTGTC